CATCACAAGCCCACCGTATTATGGTCTTCGTGACTATGGTCATTCTGGTCAGATAGGTCTTGAAGAATCTCCTGAAGAATTCATTGAGAATTTGGTTGATGTGTTTCGACATGTCCGAGAAATTCTTGCTGATGATGGTATCATATGGGTTAACATTGGTGATAGTTATTACAACTACAGACCTGGTAAAGGTCAAGCATTGGTAAAACAATCTGTTGCTAGTAACGATCAAGACTTACCACAAACCTGTGCACGAAGAGGTAACAAGCTTGAGGGTCTAAAGGAAAAAGATTTGATTGGTATTCCTTGGATGCTTGCGTTTGCTCTTCGTGCTGATGGTTGGTATCTACGCCAAGATATTATTTGGCACAAACCAAATCCTATGCCCGAATCAGTTCGTGATCGTTGCACTAAAGCACACGAATATATTTTCTTGTTATCAAAATCAAAGAACTATTACTACGATAATGAAGCAATTAAGTATGATGCTACCAGCACAGACAACACAGATCGTAATCGAGATGAGACACGATTAAACAACACACCAGGTCGTACACGTATGGGTGGTTTAAAAAAGAATGACTACACTAAAGCTAATAAACGCAGTGTGTGGACAGTCAACACCAAACCATATAAAGGTGCACACTTTGCAGTCTATCCACAGGAACTAATCGAACCTTGTGTATTGGCAGGTTCACGTGAAGGTGATATAGTGCTCGACCCATTCATGGGTTCGGGTACCACCGCAGCAGTTGCTATCAAGAATCGTAGGCAATATTTGGGATGCGAACTTAATCATGATTATCAAGCACTTCAGCAAGAAAGAATTAATGCTGAAGAAAAGATAATTGAAGAAGAGAATAACCAAACAACTCTTGAAGAGTTTTTTAATTAATATGATTTATGTGAAAGGTTTTCATGGAACATCTCTTGTGGACAGAAAAGTATCGTCCAATGAAAGTGGAGGATTGCATCCTTCCAGACAGATTGAAGAAGGTATTTCAGGAATTCGTAAACCAAAAAGAGATACCCAATCTGCTGTTGTCGGGTGGGGCGGGAGTAGGCAAGACAACAATAGCCAAGGCGATGTGCAACGAAGTCGGCTGCGACTTCATGATAATCAATGGTTCTGATGAGAATGGTGTTGATACAATTCGTGTCAAGATAAAGAACTATGCATCATCATTAGCATTCTTTGGTGGCAGGAAAGTTATCATCATCGATGAAGCTGATTACCTGACTGCTAATGCACAAGCTATTCTACGTAATGCCATTGAAGAGTTTGCCAACAACTGTTCATTCATCTTTACATGCAACTACAAAGCAAAGATCATCGAACCACTGCATTCACGTTGCGCCGTTGTAGATTTTAATCTCAAGGCTGATGAGAAGACACAAATGGCATCTGGATTCTTTAAACGAATTGAGTATGTACTAGACTCAGAAAAAACTGAATACGACAAAAAAGTTGTTGCCGAACTCATCAAGAAACATTTTCCAGATTTCCGTCGAGTCATCAATGAACTACAACGATATGCCAAGTTAGGTAAGATCGATGTAGGTCTTTTATCTCAAATTGCTGACATATCGATTGCTGATGTGGTTAAGTATCTGAAGACTAAAGACTTTACAGCTATGCGTAAGTGGGCAGCAACATCTGATGGTGATCATACAACAATCTATCGTAAGCTTTATGATGGAATGTATGAATTCTTAAAGCCACAATGTATTCCACAGATCGTAGTAATTCTTGCTGACTATCAATACAAACAAGCATTCGTTGCTGATCGTGAAATCAATCTGGTCGCATGTCTGACTGAGATTATGGCGAATGGGGAATTTGTTTGAAAGTACGAAACCTTTTTGGGGAAGAGAAAGTACTTGCAAAAACATGTTCATACTGTAGCACCGAGAAACCTTTGTTCGAGTTCCCTAAACATAAGGGATGCTATGATGGATATGATACCAGATGTAGATCATGTATTAAAGAGCGTTCAAAACAAACGAACCATATACGAAAGACAGCACCACCTAAAACAGAGGTGTGTGACTGCTGTGGTAAGCCGCCAGTAAATCAGGCTGGCAGAAGAAAAGTTAGCTTGGCTATGGATCATGATCCAGAAACTCTTGCCTTTCGTGGATGGCTTTGTAATGCCTGTAACGTTGCCTTTGGATTGCTTGGAGATAATGAAGAAGGCATTAAAAAATTGCTAGAGTATCATAGGAGATACAAGAAAAGGAAAAAGAAATGAGCAGCCCATTTGATTATGTTAAAGAGATTCTTCAGGGTAAGAAGAATCTTATGGTGGATGAACTTACAGAGAAAGAATACAAGCCATTCATAGTGAATAAAGGTCTGTCTTTCTACAAGGATTGTGTATACTTTGCAAACCAGATGAATCAACGTCCCCATTTAGATAAAAAGTTGCAGAATGATTTTTTACTAAATACTATCAGGTCTATGAAAAGACCCTATGCGAAGTGGGAAAAGTCGGAAGAAAATGATGATATAGAATGTGTAAAGCTAGTCTATGGATTCTCCGACACCAAGGCACTCGAAGCCTTGCGCCTACTAACCAAAGAACAAATCCAACAATTAAAAGAAGAAACCCTGACGGGTGGATTGGGAAAATGATATGGTTGATTTATCGAAATTTGTTGAAGTCACTCTGGTAGAACAGGATGACTTCCTGAAGGTCAGGGAAACGCTAACACGGATTGGGGTTTCTTCTAGGAAAGAGAAAGTGTTGTACCAATCTTGCCATATACTGCACAAGCAAGGTAAATATTATATTGTACATTTCAAAGAACTATTTGCTTTAGACGGTAAACTATCTACGATTACCGAAAATGATATTCAAAGACGTAACGCAATCGCTAATTTATTAGAAGAATGGGGTTTGTTAAAAATTATCAATTATGATATAGTTGAACATAACATGGCACCAATTCATCAAATTAAAATCATTGCTTTCAAAGAAAAGGATGACTGGGAATTGATTGCTAAATATAACATTGGTAAAAAGAAAAACGAATACTGAAATGGTGAATGATCATGTACAAAGCGAAAAACAATTTGGTCAAACTTGTCAACAAGTATACCAAAGAAGAAGTATTTACCAGAGATTACGATGATGTGATTAGAGAAGGCTCTAATGAATTTGTTCGAGTCTTTACCCAATCAAATCCTCAAAGAACTTATCTTGTCAATCGTCAAGCATTTGAGATTGTCAAGTAAGTCGTGATGCCTTCGGGGTCACGTATTTTAACTTGCTTAATAGGAGAAATGTATGACACGTATTTCATTTGGACCGTTGTTCCATCAAACACTTGGTTTTGAAAATTTTATTCGTGATGTTGAGAAAATTCTTGATAGTGAAGTCAAACAATCAACTTTCCCACCACACAACATCATCAAAGCAGATGATAATAAGTATGTTGTAGAACTTGCTGTTGCGGGTTTTGCGAAAGATGAAATTGATATTCAAGTTCAAGAAGGTAACTTGACTATCAAAGGTGAGAAAAAAGATAAAGATGAGTTAGATTATCTACATCGTGGTATTGGTACCCGTGCTTTTACTAAAGTAATCACAATTGCTGATACTATTGAAGTGAAGGGTGCTGAAATCAAAGATGGTATTCTTCGTGTTGGACTTGAGAACATCATCCCTGAACACAAGAAACCACGCAAGATTGAAATCGGTAATGAGTTCTTTTTAAATCGTGTAGGTTTTTATAATAAAGAACCTCAACTTCTACAAGAGAAACAAAGACATTTAGACCCGTCAACTTACGCTGATAATATGGCATCATAAAAAGGTGGGGCTTTATGCCCCACTTTCTGAAAGGTATATTATGGATAGAAATATAGAATCATATTTAAAAATTTACAAAGTTCTTTCCGAAGAAGATTGTGTCAAAACAGTCAATTCTCTTGAGGAAAAAGAAGAAGCCTTTTACACCCACGAATTTTACAACTATCAAGATAGTTCATATCATTCATATGACAATGAACTTTCAGTAACTTACACAGAAGTTGAAACCAAAACATTAATTATGAAGGAAATCTGGAAAACATTACAGACCTATCATAGAGAATTGAAATTTGATTGGTATCAAAGTTGGGCAGGTTATTCACAAATTAGATTTAATCGGTATCGTACTGACACGCAGATGAAACTTCATTGTGATCACATTCATTCGATGTTTGATGGTCAACGCAAAGGTATTCCAACACTAAGTATTCTTGGTGCTTTGAATAATGATTATAAAGGTGGTGAACTTGTATTTTGGAATGACAAAGTTGTTGAATTAAAAGCAGGTGAAATAATGATATTTCCTTCAAACTTTTTATATCCACATGAGGTCAAACTGGTGACTGAAGGCACACGGTACTCATTTGTTTCTTGGGCATGGTAATGAAACCTAATTCAAATTTTAAAATGACAAAACCATTGAAGGTCATGTTGGCCAATATGGAACGTGAACGTAAAAAAGATTTTAGTGATGCGATGATATCAGCAATTATTGCACCGAAGATCGAGTTTAAGAAGAAAAAGGAGCAACCAAGTGAATGATATATTGATGTTAAGTCACTTTCATAAGGACTTTCCATTCAATCATAATTCATCGTGGATGAGAGCAGCATATGCTGGAGGTACAGGCGCATATGAATACTATCCACCAAGCAAAGAAGGTGTTTGGATTAATACCTCACGCGAACCGAATCGAATTCAAGAATATCATCACCATTATCGTGGCGTATCTGAACTTGATTTTCTAAAAGCTATGGGTCAACAAGCATCCGAGTATTGGTTGTGGAAGTATGGTAAAGCAGACTACATTGGTTGCACAACTTATCGTCGGTATCTATTGCTTGATGACATTACACAGCCAGCACCGAAAATTGGCATGGCAGCAAATCAAATAACTGCTGACTATCTATCATCAGACCGAATGGCAAATGCAGCACTATACATGCTTCAAAATCATGATGTAATTACCAACATTCAAACTGAATTACCATGCTCAATCAAAGAACAATACTTACAATCACAACCTCCAGAGTATTGGGAACTATTTGAAAAAGCAATTACTGACTTGATGCCTGACTATCGTGATAAACTAGATTGGTTTAACGGTAACAAAATCAGTTTTGAAACGTGCTACATCATGCGTAAGCAATTATTCAAAAAGTATGTCAGTGAGTTGTTTGAAATCTATGAGTATATCTGGACATATGCCAAGACAGCGTACCCAACACAACAGACCACACCAGAACCACTGCCTTGGCGGTATCCTGGCTTCTTGGGTGAAAGATTCTTGCCATTCTTCATTGCGATGAATGCCAAGGCTCCAATCCATGTGCCATTAGTGATTTTGGAATAATCGCGGAAGAAATCGCCCAAAAGCTATATGTGAAGTGAGTACTTACTTCTAATGATAATATTATGAAAACTAAGTTTATAAACGCCCATATGAAGGCAGCAGAGGTATATGCTGAACTTTCTACCGCAAGAAGATTACAAGTAGGTTGCGTAATCGTCAAAGACAACACAATTATTGGTATTGGATATAATGGTATGCCATCAGGTTGGGACAATGATTGTGAGGAAATTTTATATGTCCTGAAAGATGAATGTTACTATACCGAAAAGCAAATGAAAGAAAACGGTTATAATGAAACTTCTCATGGATGGTCTAAAATGCGATCCAAGCGTGAAGTACTCCATGCCGAAACTAATGCTATTGCCAAAGTTGCACGTTCTACCAATTCTACCGAAGATGCTGCATTATTCGTAACACACGCACCATGCTTGGATTGTGCCAAAATCATTCATCAGGCAGGAATCACAGAGGTATACTATAAAAACACATATCGCACTGAAGAAGGAATTTATTTTCTAGACAAGTGTGGAATTCGTGTACATAAAGTTGACAGTCCATTAGAATCTTGATATAATTTTCAAAGTTTTAATTATAAGGAGTTTGCATGAGTTCAACTACAAAAGTCGCAAAACAAATCGCAGAAACAAATCCAAAATATCCTAAAGCATACAAATATGATGTTGTACTGCGTGAATTCGACAATATGGTTGAGTTGATCGGTCTTGTTGACGATCCCACATACAACATCGCAGACTTCCGTGGTCGTGAGATGCTATTCCCTAAAAAATGGGTGACACTTGATGTCCTCGAAACTTCTATGAAAGTAGCCATATGATTAAATTAGTAACGCTTAGAACTGGTATATCCCTTATTGGTGATTATACTGAAAACGATGATAGTTTTTATTTAAAAACTCCAGTACAGGCAATACCTATGCCGCCAAAAGGAACAAATGATCCTGGTGCAATTGCTTTTGCTCCATATTTGCATTATACTGAAGAGTTTTCAAAAGGCATAAAATTTGACCAAAAAGAAATTTTAACTGTTAACACTCCAATTAATAGTATTCTTGAACAATATGATAAAGTGTTCGGTAAGGGAGTAGATATTGTTAAACCAGGAACGATATCCGTAGGTTAAATTGAGGAGAGTACATATATGAGTAACATTAAACTAATCACTTTCAATACACAACAAACAATTATTGCCGAAATTATTGAAGATACGGGCATTGATTATCTGGTAATACATCCAGTTCAAGTAATTGCAGTTCCACCCAAAAACGCAAACGATACTGGTGGAGTAGGGTTTGCTCCATATCTTGCTTATTCAGAAGAATTTGATAAAGGAATTACTATCAAAAATGAAAATGTATTTTGTATCACAACTCCAGTTAATGATTTAACAGAACAATATCGTAAAATGTTTAGTCGAATTGAACTTGCACCTGCGGGTTTAAGACTGTGATATAATAATTTAATGAGTAAATACTATACCAGTGTTGCTGTACATGGTAATCATATTTTGTACAGAGGTATCAACAATGGTCGGAGAGTCAAGGAAAAAGTCCAATACTCTCCGACTTTGTTTTTGCCATCCAAGAAAGCCACAGAGTGGAAAACATTATTTAATGAACCACTGGAGGCGATGAAATTTGAAAGCATTCGTGAAACAAGAAATTTTGTTAAACGTTATGAAGATGTTGCAAACTTTAAAATTTATGGTAATACTCGGTATGAATATGCTTTCATTGCAGATACATTTAGAGGTGTTGTCGATTGGGATATTAATGATCTATCAATCCTCATAATCGATATTGAGGTTGGTTCTGAGAATGGATTTCCTGATCCAACTAAGGCAACTGAACCAATTACTGCTATTGGTGTTCAGCAGTTAAATGGCGGGGTTACTGTTTACGGTTGCGGTGAGTATAAAGTGAAAGGTAATGAAACCTATGTCTTATGTGAAAATGAAGTCGATTTGTGTAAACGGTTTCTTGCTGATTGGTCAAATAGCTATCCTGATATCGTCACTGGTTGGAATGTCAAGCTTTTTGATATTCCTTACATTATCAATCGCTTCACACGTATACTTGGCGAAGATAACCTAAAGAAACTTTCACCTTGGGGATTTTTAAGTCAACGTGAAACTAATTTCAAAGGTAAAACGCAAGTAATCCATGAGATTATTGGTGTACCTGTACTTGACTATTATGAATTATATCAATGGTACGCTCCGAATGGTAAGTCACAAGAATCCTATAAACTGGATAATATTGCCAGTGTAGAACTTGGTGAGAATAAATTGTCATTCGATGAATATGACAATTTGAATCAATTGTATAGATTGAATCATCAAAAGTTTATTGAGTACAACATCAAAGACGTTGAACTTATTCTGAAGCTTGAGGATAAGTTGAAGTTGATTGAGTTGGCATTAACTTTGGCATATGACACTAAAACAAATTATGAGGATGTTTTTGCACAAACTCGTATGTGGGATGCATTAATATATAACTATCTTCATGAAAAACATATTATTGTTCCACCACGGGTAATACAGAACAAAACAGCGGCATTTGAAGGTGCATATGTCAAAGACCCACAGGTTGGGTTGCACAATTGGGTAGCATCGTTTGACTTGAATAGTCTATATCCACACTTGATTATTCAATATAACATTTCACCGGAAACATTGCTTGAGTCTGAAGATTATACTGATGAGATGCGAGAGGTTCTTTCGCAAGATGTCTCTGTTGATGCTTTGTTAGTTAAGCGTATAAACACTTCAGAACTCACTAATGTTACAGTGACACCTAATGCACAATTCTTCCGTACAGACAAGCAGGGTTTCTTACCGAAAATGATGCTTGAAATGTATGAAGATCGTAAGAAGTACAAAAAGCTGATGCTCAAAGCACAGCAAGAGTATGAAGATGAAAAAGATGATTCAAAGAAATATGAAATCGAGAAGTTAATTGCACGTTATAACAATCTGCAACTAGCCAAGAAGGTTTCATTGAACTCAGCATACGGTGCAATGGGTTCACAGTATTTCAGGTTCTATGATTTACGCATAGCACTAGCTGTAACATCAGCAGGTCAATTGTCTATTCGTTGGATTGAAAATAAACTAAATGAATATTTAAACAATTTACTAAAGACTGAAACAGATTATGTTATCGCCTCTGACACAGATTCGATTTATCTCAAACTTGGCCCACTGGTTGAAAAAGTGTATGGCGCGGGAGGCAAAGTATCGATGCCTACCGATAAAGTTATCGAGTTTATGGATAATGTATGTGAAAAGAAGTTGCAACCGTTTATTGATGAAAGTTATAAAGAACTTGCTGAGTATGTACATGCGTTTGACCAAAAAATGATCATGAAGCGTGAGGCACTTGCAGATAAAGGTATCTGGACTGCCAAAAAACGTTACATTCTTAATGTTTATAACAACGAAGGTGTTCAATACAACGAACCACATTTAAAAGTTATGGGTCTTGAGATGATCAAATCTTCGACACCATATGCTGTACGTGAGAAGATGCGTCAACTAATTAAGTTGATCATGGTTTCGAATGAATCTGATATACAGGATTTTATTTCGGAGTTTAGAGATAAATTCAAATCATTACCTGCGGAAGACATTTCGTTCCCACGTGGATTGAATGGTTTACAGGAATACTCTGATTCAGTAACTCTTTATAGAAAAGGTACACCGATTCATGTTAAGGGTGCCATACTCTATAATCATTATTTGAAACAATTAAATCTCACTAATAAGTATCCTTTGATACAAGAAGGTGAGAAGCTGAAGTTTACGTATTTGCGAACACCAAATCCGTTTAAGGATTCTGTTATATCGTATCCAGCACGTTTACCTAAAGAGTTTAATCTACAGGAATACATTGATTATGATACGCAGTTTGAGAAAACATTCTTGGAGCCAATTCAAGTTATTTTAAATTGTTTGAATTGGAAAGCTGAAAAGCAAGCAACTTTAGAAAGTTTCTTCGGATGATACACGCTATATTACCATTTTTGACTGCTATTGCTTTATCTGCAATTGCAGCGTACTATTCTGTAATTGGTCTTGCACAAATATTTCCTGGTTCATACTGGCCAATTATCATTATGGGTTCTGTGCTCGAAGCAGCAAAATTGGTAACAGTATCATGGGTATATAATAATTGGAAAACTACATTTTCTGCATTGAAGGTGTATTTTTTAATTGCTGTTGTGTTGCTCATGGGTATCACATCGATGGGTATTTTTGGTTATCTGTCCAAAGCACACATTGAACATTCATCAAGCATTTCACCATTAGTTGAAAAGGAAATGATTTATGAGGAGAAGATTAAAACCCTCAAAGAGGGTATCGAGGCTAATCGCAAAAATGTCCTCCAGTTGGATGCGGCGGTTGATCAAGTCATGGCAAGGTCAACGGATGAAAGGGGCGCGGAAAGGGCGAATCAAATCCGCAAAACCCAACAGAAGGAGCGCACACGACAGGCTGATGAGATTGCTAGGGCGCAGACCGAAATACAGAAAATTACGGAGGAAAAGTCTCCTATATCCTTGGAAATTAAAAAGGCTGAGTCGGACTTGGGGCCTATAAAATATGTGGCAGATGTAGTTTATGGGACGCAAGACCGAGACTTGATAGACAAAGCAGTACGACTAGTTATATTTGTAATTATTGTGGTATTTGATCCACTTGCGGTATTGTTGCTGATTGCTGCCAATCAAACTTATCGTAGATTGAAACAAGATAAACAAACAAAACCTGAACCAATAAAGGTAATTAAGAAAAAGAAAATTGACAAGGCAACAACGCCTAGTTTAGAATCATTCTTTGTAGACGATAGCCATACCGTTATTGCCAAAGATAAAATAGCTGATATGAATGGAGATATGAATGAGCGTTCTTGATAGATTAAAAAAGGGATCGACAATTAAAGATTCGTCGATACTTGCAAAGTCACAGTTCTTTACAGAAAAAGACATGATACAAACTGAGGTGCCTATGATAAATGTGGCACTGTCTGGTAATCTGGATGGTGGTCTGACACCAGGATTGACTATGTTTGCGGGTCCATCCAAACATTTTAAAACTGCATTTGCTTTGTTGATGGCTTCTTCTTATATGAAGAAGTATCCTGATGCTGTAGTTCTGTTCTATGATTCTGAGTTCGGCACACCACAATCATACTTTGATACGTTTAACATTGATACTGATCGTGTTCTGCATACACCAATTACTGATGTTGAACAGTTGAAGCATGACATCATGGTACAGATGCAAGAAATTGGCAAGGACGATAAGGTTATTATTATTCTTGATTCGATTGGTAATCTAGCATCCAAGAAAGAAGTTGACGATTCTATTGAAGGTAAGACTGTAGCAGATATGAGTCGTGCCAAACAAATCAAAAGTTTGTTCCGTATGGTGACACCACATTTGACAATCAAAGATATTCCGATGATTGTTGTAAATCACACATATAAAGAAATTGGTTTGTATCCTAAAGACATCGTTGGTGGTGGTACAGGTTCATACTATTCAGCAGATACAATTTGGATTCTTGGTCGCCAGCAAGAAAAGACCGGAACCGAAATTACAGGATACAACTTCATCATCAATGTTGAAAAGTCACGATTTGTTCGTGAGAAGTCAAAGATTCCTGTAGCCGTTTCATTTGATGGTGGTATTCAAAAGTATTCTGGTCTGATGGACATTGCACTCGAAGGTAACTTTGTAAATAAACCATCGAATGGTTGGTATGCAAAGGTTGACCAAGAGACGGGTGAAATTGGTGATAAGAAACGATTTGATGATACACAGAATGCAGAATTCTGGAATGATATTCTTGCTAGTGAGAAGTTTAAAGAATATGTAAGGAAGCAATATGAGATCACGTATAGTAGCATTCTTGGACAAGATGACGTTCTGGAAAAGGAAGCAAGTGGGTTATAAAGAAGGAATAGATTACCAATTTATACCATCTGATGATGAACAAATTACAGCACTCGGCATACTAAAAGGAAAGTATGCTGGTGTTCTATATCATTATGGTAAAGCAAGAGTAATTGAAGAGGGTGAGTTTGCTCGATTGTATTTTGATTATACAATTGAGCATTCTCCAAATTTCACCGTTCATGATTTGACAATTGATCAAGAATTTCATACAATGATTGGTGATATACTTACAGACATTCTACTGAAACAATCCAATGAAACGATTAGAAACCACGATTCTCAAGAATTTGATATACAATGAGGCATTTGCACGTAAGATTTTACCGTTCATCAAACTAGAATATTTTTCGGATTCTACAGAAAAAAATGTGTTCACGGAAATAAACGAACATATTAATCAATATAAACATTTACCCACATACGAATCACTTGTAATCAATTTTACAGAATCCAAGACATTAACAGAGGATCAAGTTCGTGGTGCAGTCGAATTGATTCGTGAAATTAATGCAAACAAAGATGAGCCAACCGATACGGAATGGTTAACCGATCAAACTGAAAAGTTTTGTCAAGATAAGGCAATCTATAATGCTATCATGGAATCAGTTCGTATTCTTGATAATAAAGTAGATAAGCAAGCCAAAGGTTCCATACCAAAACTCTTGAGTGATGCGCTTGGCGTTTCATTTGATTCCTCTGTAGGACATGATTACATTGATGACTACAGCAGTCGATTTGACTTCTATCATCGGCACGAAACAAAAATACCATTTGACTTAGACATCTTCAATAAGATCACTAAGGGTGGTATACCAAACAAAACATTAAACATCGCACTTGCTGGTACTGGCGTAGGTAAATCTTTGTTCATGTGTCACGTGGCTGCATCAGCAATGTCACAGGGGTTGAATGTTTTGTACATCACTATGGAAATGGCAGAGGAACGAATTGCTGAACGAATTGATGCTAATTTATTAAACATTGATATATCTGATTTACATACAATGAGTAAGACAGATTATGATCGTAAGTTTACAGCGTTGTGTACAAAAACACAGGGTAAACTTATCATCAAAGAATATCCAACAGCATCTGCATCGGCATTACATTTTCGTGCACTATTAAATGAATTGCAATTAAAGAAAAGTTTTAAACCAAATATCATTTTTATTGATTATTTGAATATATGTTCATCTGCACGAATTAAAGCAGGTGCCAATGTAAACTCATACAGCTACATCAAAGCTATTGCTGAAGAGTTACGTGGTTTGGCAGTAGAATTTAATGTGCCGATTGTCTCTGCCACACAAACTACTCGTTCAGGTTTCACCAGTTCTGATCCTGGTCTTGAAGATACATCAGAATCGTTTGGATTACCAGCAACAGCAGATTTCATGTTTGCTTTAATTTCAACTGAAGAGTTGCAACAAATGAATCAAATAATGGTAAAACAATTAAAGAATCGCTACAATGATCCTAATTATTTTAAACGGTTTGTAATTGGAATTGATCGTGCCAAAATGAAGCTTTACGATGTTGAACAAGTGGCACAGGAAGACTTGGTAGATGCTGGACAAGTAGATGACAAGCCTTTGAATACTTTTGGTGAGCGTGAACGCCGAACTAAAAACTTTGGTGGGTTTAAAGTATAAATAAAATAAAGGAGTAGTGAATGGCATACGACATCAATAAGATACTAACGGAATACGGAGAAGATGATTTTGGTTTTTCTGCTGTATCAGAAGCAGAATATAATGCAGTTATTAATGAAACCGCAGACACAGCAGAAGCTTACAAGCATAAGCTGGCTGAAGTGGAAAAACTTGTTTTACCATTTTTCACTAAATTGTTAAAAACAGCAGACAAAGAATACATCTACTGGCCTAATCGTAAAACGTTAGTTGAAGCGCAAATTCAAAAAATACTTTCACTAACAAGAGGATAATGAGCGACGAACAAGAAGACTTTAAGAAAAAGTTAGATGCATTAAAACCCAAAAAGAAAAAACTTTCAGTACCAGAAGAATTTTTAGATGGTGCTAAAAGTTACGAATCTAAATTGGAAGCAGTTAAGATAATAACTGAAAGAGAAAAAGATAGAGTTGTTTTAATGTTTAAAGGTATGCTCAAACCAGAACCACCGAAAACAGTAGAGTCGTATAATAAAGAAAAAACACCAGCTAAACCAGCAGAAAAAACAAAAAGATTTTTGGGTAAAACATGATCACTATTACACCAGCAGCAGCAAATAAAATCAAAACCATCATTGATGCCGAAGACCCATCACTTAAACTACGTGTGTTTGTTGAAGGTGGTGGTTGTACAGGATTTAAATATGGATTCTCGATTGAAGAACAAGCACCAGCCGAGGATGATTTTACATTCGAAAAAGATGGTGTTGGTGTTGTTATAGATAGTGTCAGTATGCAATATATGACTGAAGCAGAAATAGATTATACAGAAAGTATGATGGGTTCTAATTTTACTATCCGTAACCCAAATGTTAAAGCAACTTGTGGTTGCGGTTCATCTTTTGCTGTATGAAATCGTTCAAAGAATATATCAAAGACTTAGAAGGCAAACAAGAATTTGTCTCTAAAGCAGGTGCTGGCGAATGGGGTAGACCAGAATCTGTTGAGAAGTATGTAAAAGATACTCCTGGTCAAAGTATAGAACTATATAAGAAACATACAAATTAATTATTGGAGTTGTTATGAAAGATTTGATAGTGGGTTGTGCGACCAACTACGATTGGTCGAAATTAAAGTATTGGGTTAATTCTATCAATGATTCAGGCTTTACTGGTGATAAATGCCTGATTCTCATGAACTGCGATAAAGAAACTGTCGAAAAAATTTCGAACTCAGGTTTTTCTATCGTAGCATTCAATCAAGATGAACAAGGTAATCTTTCGTATAATTCCAATATGATGGTACATGTTGAAAGATTCTTTCATCTATATCATATTCTTAAAGCAAATGATTATCGATTTGTAATTACCACTGACGTTAAAGATGTTATCTTTCAAAAGAATCCATCTGAGTGGATAGAAAAGAATTTACCAGAAAATGAAGATTTGATATTTTCTTCTGAAAGTATGAAATATAAAGATGAGCCATGGGGTAATCAAAATCTCATGGAAACATTTGGTACACAAGTATACGACGAATTTAAAAATAATACCATATTCAATGTGGGCGTTCTTGCTGGTCGTGGACATGCTATGAAAGATTTGTGTATGAATATTTTTACCTCATGCATACATCGTCCAATTAAAATCTGTGATCAATCAACATTTAATTTCCTAATTGCACAACATCCATATTTAAAAACTTCCTTGTATACAAAATCGGAAGATGGATGGGCATGTCAGTTAGGTACAACTGCTGATCCAAGTAAAATAGAACAATTCCGTCCATTCTTGCTCGAACCAACACCAAAAATGGAAGATGATAAAGTTGTAACATCCAGAGGAATAGAGTATACTATCGTTCATCAGTATGATCGAGTACCAGAATGGAAAAAAATAATTGAGGCGAAATATGATGACAAATAATCTAAAAGAAATCTTCTGGAATCTGGACAAAGGTTGCACTAAATGGTCTGGATACTTTGATGTGTATGAGCGACATCTAGGCAAGTTTGTTGGTAAGAAACCACGCATACTTGAGATTGGTGTTCTCGGTGGTGGTTCGATTGAGATGTGGTTGAAATACTTTGGTGAAGGCACAGAAGTTATCGGTGTCGATATCAATGAAGAATGTAAAAATTATATGTATGATGGTAAAGTAGAAATTGTCATGGGTGACCAAGGTAATCCACAATTTTGGGATCAATATCTAGCAGGTAAAAAAGGTTTTGATATTGTGATTGATGATGGTTCACATGTAATGAATCATCAGATTACTACACTCAATGCACTATTTCCGAGATTGAATGTAGGTGGTGTCTATATTTGCGAAGATACTCATACAAGTTATTGGCCACAACCTTGGGGTGGTTCTTTCCGTGGTGCTGGTACATTCTTAGAACATTCTAAACGTACTACAGATGTTTTGAATCAACAGCATTTTCAAGGCACACCAATTATGGCAGAAGTTCTATCAAATTATCATTGTCTTTATTCTGTAGCATTCTATAACAGTATGGTTGTATTTGAGAGAGAAGCATTAAAAACATTTGGTATTGTGGACAACAAAGCAAACGTGGGGCGTGATCTATGAAGATAGCATTATGCTTGTCTGGTCAAGCACGAAGCGTGAAAGCTGGCTATGAATTTCACAAGAAGAACATTCTTGATGGTAATGATGTAACTGTATTCTTTCACACGTGGACTCAAGAAAACATGGAGTTCTATCAGGAAATTATAGATTTGTATAAGCCTGAACTTGCTATTGCAGAAGACCCACTCGAAGAAGATTTGTCAAGATATACTAGAACACCACCACCATCACCGAATTGGAAAGTGAAAGATGGTCGTATGTCAACGTTTGCACAGTTGTATGCTATTCAAGGATGCAATCAGATAAAGGTTCAGTATGAATTGGAAAACAACATAGAATTTGATTGGGTTGTTCGTTCACGATTTGATTTTGCCATCAATGCAAAAATACCATTTGATGAATTAGACAACAGCAAACTCTATATTCCAAATTGCCGCATGGTGCCGACAAGAGATTTTGGTAACGATCAGTTTGCTTTCTCTTCATCCAAAAACATGGATAACTATGCAGAGTGTTTCAATCACATTGATGAGTTTTATAATGCTGGTGTGCAATACATGTGTGAAGATTTCATGAGTGCCAACTGGAAAAAATATAATCTGATTGGTGAGAATTTGGTGTATTGTGATGTCAACCATCCATTCCCACCAGGTGAGTACAACGGAACACCACATTCTTTAATTAGGGAAGATTTTGAACAATGGCTGAAGTAAATCTAATTATCTGCATGGCGGGTTATAACACCCGCTTTCATGATGTTGGTTTTGACATCCCAAAGTATCTGTTGCCTTGGAATAATTCAACTATTATCCATGACATTCTAAAAAACTTTGGTGAAGTGCAGCAGACTGTTCTAGTTGCAAACAAACGTGATATTTATTTCAAAGATCAATTGCTAGAAACAATTAAACCACTTGGAATGAATGAACATGATATATTATATATCGGCGACACTAAAGGTCAAGCACACACAGCAGCAGTTGGTATCGGTCAATTATATAATCCAGAAATGCCAACATTCATTCATAATGCAGACACCATCGTTAAAGGACGCACTTTAGAAACGATTGGCAACTCTTTGAATGATGAATACGATGCTTACATTGATGTGTTCGTTGGCAACTCACCAAAGTATTCATATGTCCGTGCATTTGAAGAAACTGTATTGGAAATTGTTGAGAAGAAACAAATCTCTCCTTATGCATCATCCGGACTCTACGGATTTCTGACAGCAAGTATGTATATGAGTTATTACGATTCTCTGATACAAAAAAATGATGAGTTGTATGTAGCAGATGTAATTCAAAGTATGATTGCTGTGGATAGAAAAGTATTCATGAATGGTCTTAGTAACAGTCAAGAAACGATTGTGCTAGGCAGTCCACAAGAATATGGTATCGAGATAGCACGACAAACTTTAGGTGCAAAATGATAGTCAAAAAACTGAAAGGTGGTTCTCTCAGTTCCACTTATTATCTCAACGCAAAAAATCATGAATATATCAGTAAAGAGATTCTTCGTGATGAGAATCGTGAGTATGGTTTTGTTCGTTGGTATTCACAACTAAAGAAACTACAGCGATACAATACACTGTATCCCAATCTATTCCCACAAGTTATTGATGTTGGGGTTGATCATAATAAAGCATACTTCAAGATAGAATACATGAAGGGTTTTCGTGACATCAAAACCATTCTATCTAATGATACGCTGACAGATGAGCAAATCTTCCATATGAGTCAGGCAGTGTGGAAAGGATTAAATCAACTTCATTCAGTTACACACGATCCAATATCAGGTGCGGGTAAATTATATTTTGAGGAAGAAGTTCAGCAAAAGATAATTGATGCACTTGCCGAACCAAAGTTTGCTGAATTCTATGCTCATGGAACATATGAATACAATGGTAGAATTGTTCAAGGTATTGGTGCATCAATAATTGATTTAGAGAATTTCTTCTCAGAATTAACTTTGATACAAGAAGAAAATATTCATGGTAATCCTACACTAGAAAACATTTTGTATTCGTTTGATGAGGATCGTGTAGTGTTTATTGATGTGTATGATGAAAGCATGATTGATACCAGATTTTTGGATTATGCACAAGTTCTACAATGTTCACGCAGTCACTATGGTTATATAAATGACAATCAGGTAGATATAGGTGGTGTTTCTGTAACTCATAGGTTGCAGATACCACAGAATTTTGAAACCTTTAACTATCATTTTGAGTCTGGAATTACCGAACCAAGAACGAAAGAGATTGTGGACATTTTTGAGGCAACGCAGTTCATTCGGATGCTGCCATTCAAGGTGCTGGCAGGTGACATAGATAAGGCAAAGTTCTTTTATGTTCATGCGTGTTATTTGTTGAGTAAGGTGTTTAGATGAATGATTTTATGATGGATTACGACAAGTTCAAACGAACTTGGACAGTCAAAACAGAATTACCAGTAGAGTTTAAACTAATGTACTCTGCTGATATTTTCAATCCTGCAAACCATGATTTGATATCATACAAGACCAACGATAGAGTGGTGATTGTTATTGATCAGAATGTTCATAAGTTTTACACTGTAGAATTAATGAATTATTTTAATTCCCACAATGTGAAATACTGTATGTTGGTTATCGATACCAATGAAGAGAGTAAAACATGGGAAGATGTAGATTATATTTTACAATTTTTTGAAGATGAGGGAGTGCTACGCCGTGAACCGATTATCGCCATTGGTGGTGGTGTCCTGCTTGACATTGTTGGCTTTGCTTGCAGTATATATCGTCGTGGAATCCCATACATCAAAGTCCCAACTACTCTACTGGCCATTGTTGATGCTTCCGTAGGTTCAAAAGTAGCAGTCAATCACTTTGAAAGACGCAATCGACTTGGTGCATACTATCCACCAATCGCTACATTGATTGACAAGAAATTTATCAAGACACAGAGTAAACGTGAGATTGTTAATGGTATTGCTGAGATATTCAAGTTAGCGATTATTAAATCACCAGAACTGTTTGCTCTGCTCGAAGAGAATGCTGAACTATTGATTGAAGAAAAGTTTCAACATGGTGCTGTTCCTGTTCGTGTCATTAATCTTGCTATCACAGACATGATTGCTGAACTTGGTCCGAATCTATGGGAAAGAAAATTAGATCGTTGTGTAGACTTTGGTCACACATTTAGTCCTGTAATTGAGATGAAGAATGTGGCAGATTCATTTGACCCTGACAATCCACCATACTTTAAAAAAGATAATATGTTACTGCATGGTGAAGCAGTAGCACTTGATTGTCTGTATAGTTCATGTATTGCATGTCTACGTGGTTATATTGATACATTAACGCTTTCTAGAATATTTGATTTAGCGACAAGATTAAAATTAAAAACATACCATGAAGATTTCACGAAGATAGAATTGCTTCAACAAAGTTTGACAGATGCAACCAAACACCGTAATGGTAATCAGTTTGCACCGTTGCCAATAAGTATAGGTAATTATAGAATCGTGAATGATATCACGAAAACGGAAATGGAATATGCTATTTCATTGTTTAGGACTTATCATGCGTAAAAATGCTGTGGTGACAGGTTGCAGTTATGGTTTAGGTGAAAAGATATGTCGTAAATTAATGGAAGATGGTTATCATGTCTATGGTTTATCACGCAGTCGTCCACCAGAAAGTTTCATGAGATTTCCATCTGATTTTACATGGATTGAATGTGATATATCAAAAGCAGATGAAGTTCAATTAGCATTCAAACGAATAGATCAATACACTGATATTCTAGTCAATAATGCTGGTGTATTTACTGGTGGAAAGTTTGCAGCACAAAATCATGAAACGATTGATAAGGTAATTGATGTCAATGTGAAGGGTGCGATGTATGTAACCAATGAAGCATTGAAGTGGATGCCATCAGGGTCACGTATATTTTTTATCAATTCTGTTTCTGGATTGTATGAGATAGAATATGAAGCAATCTATGGGGCATCCAAACATGCACTCACTGCATTTGCAGGTGTGTTGGGTAAAGAGTTGCAGAGTCGTGGCATTTCTGTTACAAGCATTCATCCTGGAAGTATTCAGACACCAATGCAGCGAACCAATCCAAACAATGCACCAGGTAAGTTTTTGAAACCAGAAGAAATTGCTAATCTGATTTCATTTATTTGCAAAACTGAAAAAGTAGAATATAAAACAATCAAACTATTTCCGAATACCGAATGGCACCAGTGAAAGATAAAACATTATTCATAGTAACATCTGCTTTGAATCCTGAGATGGGTATCATAAATCGAGAAGATCGATTCAACCAAACCATGGACGGATTAAAATCACTTCGTGAGAAAATGCCTGATGCCATAGTATTGATGGTGGATGGATCACCCAACAAGATTGAAGAAGAGAAAGTCAAAGCACTTCAAGAATATGTAAATTTTTTTGCAGATTTTTCACACGACAAAGAAATACTTCAGTTTTCCACCACAGGCAGAAAGAGTGAAGCCGAGAATGTTCTACTCTTTAAGACTATGTTGCTGTTAAAACAAGATGAAGTAATTGATGAAATCATGCAGTCGGTTAACAGGATTGTAAAATTATCTGGTCGTACTATTCTGACTGATGGATTCGATATTGCTGAACATAATCATTCCGGTAAATATGTGTTCAAAACACGTATGCCAACATGGATAGCAGATTCGCGTAAAGAGTTTGCCACAGACCTGCTGATTACTCGTATGTATTCCCTCTGTCCAACCCTGATAGAGGACTACATGAATCTGTGTGCTATCAATATTAACTTAATCAACCAGACCCATATTGACACAGAACATGCCCATTTTGTCAATATAAATAAGGACTTACTGGTGGAACTGGACACGATCCATTGCCAAGGCATAATGGCAGGTACTGGTTTGACCGAAATTTATTAATGACTAAATATAAAAAACTGCTATAGAGGCAGATCAATACAAATTCGGTAAACGAATTTCGTCCAAATATCCTGTCTCTATTTTATAACGTAGAGACATGGATTCAAAATTAAATATTAATCAGATTTTAGAAAATACGCTTTTTGAGGGTGTCCACGACAAGGGCATTTTCAAAGCAATCTTTTTGGCTGGTGGTCCAGGTTCTGGTAAAGATTATATCCTTAATAAAACGTTAGATGGTCATGGCCTTGTAGAAATTAATTCCGACAAGGCACTTGAGTATTTAATGGATAAGGAAAAACTTGATAAAAAAATGCCAGACAATGAAGAGGCGCAGCGTAATGAAGTCCGTAAACGTGCCAAAAATGTTACCGAACTCCGTCAACGATTAGCACTTCATGGTCGTAATGGTTTAATTATTAATGGCACAGGTGATGATCCCGAAAAGTACATGAAAATCAAGAAGACTCTTGAGAAAATGGGATATGAAACAACGTGTGTAGTGGTAAATACTGATGATGAAGTATCAAAAAAAAGAAATATAGAACGTGGTCAACGTGGTGGTCGCACTGTTCCTGAAAATATTCGTAAACGAAAATGGGATTCTATACAAGCAGCAAGACCTGAACTAGCAAAAATGTTTCGTAATAACTATGTTGAGTTCGATAATTCTTTTGATGCTAGAAACATAGATCAAGCAACAAAAAATGAAAAAGATAAAGAACTACAAGCAATTTATAAAAATGTTGCTAAATTTGTAAATACTAAACCAAAGAACAAACAATCTAAAGAATGGGTTGCAAATGAGATGTCTCGTAAAGACACAGCACCCATCAATAAGAAAGCTGAACCACATCCCAATTCGAATGCTGGCGATAAAGCCCGTGAGTTGGGATTAGAATATTATGGTTTTGGACGTTATGGTAAGAATGGTAAAGTTACTCATCGTTCTGTTCATGACAGTTTAGTAGAAATTTCTAATGAAAAACCACATACACCAAATGTTCCAATTAATGGAAGTTCTGGTAGTAATGTTGGAATGAAATCAAAAGATGTTAAGAAAGAAAATTTTGATTCGGAATTCCAAAGTTTCTTAAACGAGAGCATTTCGAAAGAGAAGCATATCACCGATAGGAATGGAAACATTCGTGTATTTGTTTTACGTAATTCAGCAGCAAAAGAAGCTCATGTGAAAAACGGTGAGGTTCACAAACATCCAAAAGGCTACATTGTCAAACTTAAAGAGGAAAACATAAATGAACTCTATGCTAACGAATTTAACTCAATGGATTCAGTCTATTCTCAAACTGTTCCAGCCACTACCGCCGCAGAGTTATCAAAGGGTAGAACCAACTCTAAACGAAGAGAAAAGCCAGCCCTCGACAAACCCTACAGCGAATCTTACAGAAGCGGAAGTGAAACCAGAACCAAAATCACCTTCAACCAAATCAAAGAGAACTGGCGCAAGAAAATCGAAGAGTCAATCGACAAAGGCATAGAGCCAGGTCTTTCTATGGCAGGTGCGGGTGAATCTCCTGCACGTGACATGGGTGAGAAGAATAGTAAAAAAGGTAAAGCTACACAAGTTGTTCCATCATCTATCACTGAATTGACAGGTGATGAAACCGGAGCATCAATTGGGGATCAAAAAGAAGATGAGTTGAAGAAAAAAGGTATTAGTTTACTTTCATTTAAGAAAAAGAATTACGTATGAAAAAATTCAATGATTACATAATTGAAACTGGTGGTTGTTGGCCAGGATATAAACGAGTTTCAGGTAAAAAGAAATTCGAAAAAGGTTCTTGTGTTAGAGAAGAAACTAAATCTGGAGATTCGTCTTTACATGATTGGTTCACCAAAAGTAAATCATCGGATGGTAAACCAGGATGGGTTCAGTTAGGTGGACGATATGCAGGTAAGTCGTGTGCAAAACAACCAGGTCAAACTACAAAACCTAAATGTGGTAGTTCAAAGATGGCAGCAAACATGTCGGATAAAGAAGAAGATGCCGCAGCAAGGAGAAAAAGAATGAAAGACCCAAATCCGAATAGGAGCGGTAAAGCAATCAATGTTGCTACCGAAGAATTTGTAAATGAAGATGCATGTACAACCAAAGTCAAATCGAGATACTCTGTATGGCCAAGTGCATATGCTTCTGGCGCATTAGTAAAATGCCGTAAAGTTGGTGCAGCCAATTGGGGCAACAAGACAAAAAAAGAATCAACTCAAATAATGTCTTTTGGAACATTCATTGCTGAAGATGCAAATGCTGCACGACAAGCAGCGATTGCAATTAATATGAAGAGAAGGGGAATCAAGCCTAAAAATGAAGAAGTTGAACTGGACGAAGTTGCTGCATGGCAACGCAAAGAAGGCAAAAATCCTGAAGGTGGTTTGAATCGTAAAGGCGTAGAATCATATCGCGCTGAACATCCCGGTTCACATTTATCTACCGCAGTGACAACAAAACCAAGTAAATTAAAAGCTGGTTCCAAAGCAGCGAACCGAAGAAAATCATTCTGTGCCAGAATGTCCGGAATGAAGAAAAGATTAACATCTGCAAAGACAGCACATGATCCGAATTCACGGATCAATAAATCTTTGCGGAAATGGAATTGCTAAAAAATAATAGGAGACTTACATGTCAATTTTCAACGATAAATCACTGAAAAGTGTAGCAGAAGCAGCAGCCAAAATCATGGGTGAAGCTGCACAAAAGAAAGCCAACAAGGACTACGATGGCGATGGCAAAATCGAAAGTCCCAAAGATGAAGTTTGGGGTAGTCGTTTAAAAGCAGCCAAGCTTGCTGGTAAGCTGAAAGAAGATAAAGAACAGTTGGATGAAAAGAATTGGATCGCTGGTGCTATCAAGAAACCTGGTGCATTGCATCGTAAACTTGGTGTACCTGAAGGTGAAAAGATTCCTGCATCTAAAGTTGCAGCCGCAGCTAAAAAGGGTGGGACTTTAGGTAAAGAAGCTCGTCTGGCACAAACATTGAAAAAATTACCACGCCATCACGGTACACAAAATGAAGCAGTTGAGTTGGATGAAGCAAATGGTGATGTTCGTGTTCGTAACAAAGCTTCTGGTAAAGAGTTGATGATTCCTGTTACAGCCGTAAAAACATATGAAAAGCATGGTTACTTTCCAGTTCCTGGTAGTGTA